CAGGTGTAACTATAAAGCGGCATTGCTTCTCCTCGCTTGGAAGTAGTGCTTGGTGCATAAGCCCTTGGCGCGGTGCTTATCGAAGCAGTCAACAACAGCGCAGCGGTCTTTGTCTATGCGAACTGTATAGACAAGAGGGCGCTTCTGTAGTTCTCCTCTGTTCTTTCTGGCTCGGTAGTCGGCTAGATAGTGCTTCTGGCACAAACCCTTAGCCTTGACTGGATTACCGCAGTGACAATTCATTCTTCTCCCTTTCTGGCTGACCACCTAGGACTCGAACCTAGAACCTATCGGTTAACAGCCGATTGCTCTGCCATTGAGCTAGTGGTCACTGTGTAGCAATCTTACAACTTGACCACTGTTCCACCAAACTCAATACCCTTGTGCAGGGTAAAGCAGACTACACCTGGCTGACTATCTTCGCCTGAGTTGAGGCGATACCAGTCCGAGCCATTGTCTAGGGTTGCTGCCTGAATCCAGTAGCGAGATGCACCGCGCTCATTGCTTGCTACCTCTTGGACTCGCAGGTGATGGAAGTGTCCGCTGGCTAGGATAGTTGCGCTGTGGACTGGTTGCTGACCGAAGCTTTGGGATGACCACCACTTGACTACACCCTCGGGTCTGCCGGCTTGATGTCCATGAACTAGACCGAGGCGGTGGAATTGATCGCCAAAGACATCGACAACCAGCGACTCATCATGAGGCTGAGGCTCTAGAAAGCGAGCGCCTAGGTTTGTTTCTTTCGACAATCTGGCAAGGGTGCGCCCGATGTGGACACCCCAATCATCTGTCACCATTCCAACTCGCTGCTTGTTCACTCGGAACTGGCAGTGATTAGAGCCGATGCTGGCATAGGTGACAGGCGCGATGGCTGATAGGCGCTTCAACAGTTCCCAGGTCAAGGTGGTCGCTAGGTCAACCTGAGCCATGAGGCTGAGGTCATTGCTCTGCAACTGGGCTAGGTCGGCAGCATTGCCGAAGTTCTCGATGATGTCACCGACATCACACAGCACAATCGCTTCAGGCTTGACTCGCTTGGCTTCGGCTGTGATGCGCTCGATAGCAGTTAGGCATCGCTCTATCAGCTCTTGAGTGCCACCGCGAGAGGCTGTCTTGCCCACCTGTAAGTCTGACCAGAGAACAACAAAGGCTTTCCCTGTGTTTGGAACATGTAAAGATTTCGCCTTTATTTTTCTATATGCCTGGCTATATAGCAAAATTAGGTCTGTTTTTTTACCTATCTTGCGGAAGCGGAAGCGGTAAGAAGTCAGCCAGCGCGGTTCAGCAGGCCAAGGTGAGGCAACCTGCCAGCGAGAGGTGCGAGGCTCGCCCACAATCTCAATCTCGGCAGGGTCAAAGCCAGCATCAAGCAGGAACTGGTCAAAGTCCGGCTTATCTTCCATGCCAGGGGTTGTTGCTGTTCCCTCAGTGCCATCGAACTCGATAGCAGGATTCCAACCCTGTGGCGCGGTGATCTTCGGCGCTGGTTGCAGATTCTCTAGCAAGAACACTGTCCCTTGCGGTGTCTGCCGATGCTCACATCAGACACAATCAACTTGCGCTGGCTGAGAGCCACTTGCAGGGTTCGAGCTGGCCAAGTCATAGAGTCTGACAGGGCTTGCTCAAGAATCTTCGCATCGCTCTGCTCGAGCTGCTCGAGTATGGTGCGGACTTTACAGGGGGTTTGCTTGACTGGTGGAGTCATGCCTGACAATAGGCTCATGCTTCTATCCTAAACTGATGTCATTGTGATGCTCATCAAGCAGGGTTTCAGCGAGGTCTTGAGCATACTTCTCAGGGTCGCGCATCTCGGCTATGGCCCTGAGCATTGATGACAGGTGATAACGGATGGTATCCATGTCAGGTGACCAAACAAGGTCGGCATCGAGCAGGTCTGCGGCTTCGATTAGTTCATTCATGCTAGTTTAATCACTCCTCTGACATGGTAGTTTTTGCCGCACCAATAAGTGTCGGCATCTGGGAACTTCTGCATAAAAGCCTCATTGAGGTTGATTTTGCCACAGTCGCAATACATTACTTCTCTCCCTTGATAAGAGCGATAAGGCTCGCCATCTGCCAACAGTTCTGACAATGCTTCCAGTCAATAGGCATAGCGCAATTTTCACTCCATGCCATTGCGCTTGCTTCTAGCAGTTTGATAATGCGCTGCTGTTCTCGCGCCTCACCAGCGATAACACCGAGGTTGTAGTTCTCGCGGATTGCTTCGGTTTCGGTCATTTGACAGCCTTCATGTTGCGAGCGATGGAATAGAGCAGATCGGCTGGTTCTATCTCTAGCGCTCTGGCAATGTCCGAGAGCATATTCAGCGAGGGTGAGCGGTGGCCATGCTCGATGTCGCTGAGGTGTGCGCGCGACATAGGCACAGCCTCTGCCAGCGCTTTGCAGGTTAGCTCGCGGTGCTTGCGGATGGTGCGGACTGTCTTGCCAATGACTGCCTCGAGCTTCACTTGTTCTCTCCCTTGATCAGAGCGATAGCCTGAACCAACCCTGCATAATAATTAGAGTCTGCATCCATTGAAGTTGCAGCCTTTTGCTTAGTTTCTTCTAGCAGTTTGATAATGCGCTCTTTCTCGGCTCTGACACCCGATTCAAAGAACTCTTTATCCATTCGGCTGTAATCAGTTAGTCCCATTAGTTCTTTCCCTTGATAAGAGCAATGTAGTTGTCTAGTTGCTGAATACGGCTATACCAGTAGGTTTCTGATTGGCTATCTCCCGATACTTCTGACAACTTTTTTCTAAGGTCTGCCTTTACATCCTCTAGCAGTTCGACAATGCGAGCTTGCTCATGCGCTACCCCATCAGCAAATGCATCTTGGCGAATTGCCTGAACCAGTGCCTCATCCATCATTTTGCATCCTCCAGTTTGAGTTCTTGCTTCACAAATTGCCAGAAGTCATCAGCCTGGCTTGCGCTGCCCTTCCATTGGTTATAGTGCAGCTGACAGCGATCCATTGAGAACTTCTTATTTACACACTCTGGCTCGCTACAAGAATCGGCAGTTTTCTCGCCGGTCTTAGGTCGTGGCTGGTAGTTACGCCAGTGCAGGTCGCACCCGAGGAAGCGAACCATCGGGCGGGTGCATTTAGGGCGGCGGCAGTCAGGGATGCTGGTTTCAGCCTTCGGAAAGCGCTCCAGATAGTGACCCTTGCAGTGACCCTCGCGGTAGTTGATGCCCTCGCAGGGTTGCACAATGCACTCTTGGTTCTTGTTGCGCATCTCAGCTCGGCGGACAATCTGGTAGTGGCGAGCGCAGAGGTCTAGGTGGCGCTGTCTTGATGCACAACCTTCCATCTTGCAGGTTGGGCGCGGTTTGGTAGCCAGTTCGGCTGGGCTGTATTTGGCACGGAAGTGTCCGACACAGAGGCCGCCAGTGTATGCGCGACTCATGCAATGCTCGGTTGAGCAGGTCTTAGAACTCATGGCGCAACCGCTTCATCATGATCCGCAGGGTCACAAAGACCATGCCAGGCGCTTTCTTGAGCTTGTATTCGAGGTTCAGGTTCTCCAGCTCATTCATCATCTGGCTATATTGCTCTTCCTTGCCAGCCTCGACACCGCTCTTGTATGCGGCTTCAAGTGCTTGCTGAAAAGCAGACTCAGTTAGTTCCATCATTTACTTCTCCTTCCGCGAACCAGGGACTGCCATCTTGGTTTGATGGTCGAGCAAGAATCGCATTCTCAGGAACTGGTAGCAGTTCTACAAGATAAGTTACCTCTGTGCCAGTAGATAGCCGATGGTAAGTCAGACTTACAATTTGTTCGCTCATGCTGACACCTTCTTGCGCGACTTAGGTGCTTTGGCAGGGGTCTGAATCTCACCCAGCAAGGCAACAATCTGGTCAAAGAGGCTCTGAGGGTCAATCATCTGGGTGTTGACTGTCTTGAGTGCTTCAAGCATCTCTAGTCTGGCCTTGAGGTGACCGCGCTTGTAAGCCGAATCAGCCACTTCATCAATGGTGGTTTTTAGCGAGTCGAAGATTGGGTTAGACATTGCGCACCCAATTCACAGCTAGAGCGACAGCGCCGGCAAGGATGCCAGCAAGGGTGAGCAGTCCGACTGGGATTGCTAGAGCGGTAGGCATTGAGTCAATCGCCCAATAAGCGCCAAAAAAACTGGCGATGATCAGTAGTGCTTTCATTTCATTCCCTTTCAGTTTTCAACCTAATCGGCTGATAAAATAACTGTAGCAGAGTTTCAGGAGAATAAAACAACCATTTCAGGAAAAGATTTGGTTACAGTTTTGTAACAGTGATTCGGCAACCAGGCACAGGGTAAGTGTCCGAGGTCACACCAGTCCACCGCTTGCGAGCCAAGACATTGACCACCAAGGCATCATCCGCCCACAAACCAGCATGAGTCAAAGCATCCTCAACACCGCGAATTAGTTTTGACAGATCGGGAGTGCCAGCAGGATAAAGCGCCCACTTAGATGACTTCGGCTTCTGAATAAAGAAAGTCACCTCAAGCTGTAAAGGTTCAGCAATAGGCTCACCCATCTCCAACCGCATCATCTCATGCTTGGCTGCTAGAGATACCGCCGAGCGCCATGCTGGCAGATACTTGCTCGCCTCATAGAAGCGCCCTCCTCGCCCAGGGCTTTTTGAGCCTTGAGGAGAAGGGCGGCCTTCAACTAGAAATGAGATCAAAAAGGCATCTCATCAATGATTTGGGTTGCCGACTGAACCGGCTGAGGGGAGTTGTTGCTCGGGGTGAAAACTGTGCCATTGATAGACACCTTCACAGACTGACCAGGGTTGCCCTCGCGGTCAAGCTTCACCGAACCATCAGCATTAGTCCACTTGTCAATGGTCGCAGATAGAGAGCCAGAGAAAGTGCCTTCAGCACCCTCGCGGAATGAAACAGGGTTCTCAAACCAAGCGGTATAGCGGCGCTGAATCATAGCCCCATCCTTACCCTTAGCGAACTCAGTAACCTCCACACCCTTATCCTGAAAGAACAAGCGAGTGGCAGTGCCAGTGACTTCAATGCGCGCCATTAGAAAGCCCCCTTGATGATTGGGCCAGTAGGCAGATTGCGAGCCTTCTTAGCCTTGCGAGCTGCCGCCTTCGCCTTATGAGTAGGCCACAAGATTCTGTTACTAGTAGTTGCCATTAGTTTCCCTTTCTAAGAGAGTCATTGTGTATCACTGGAGAGATGGCTCAACTCACAGCAATCAGTGTGGTTACAAGATCGCAACCCAAGTAAAGGATGCCCATTAATCAGCGGATTGTCAAACTCATCAAACTCAGTGCCAGGCAAACAAGGCTTCCGATGACCATAACTAATCGACTTCGCAGGGCGAGCGCGGCAAGAAACACAAAGCAAATCTGTTCGCTTGCGCTTGTCAGGGGAAACCACCCAAGCCAAACCACAGCGCACACACCTCGCCTTGTCCTCAAACCAATCCACAACTAAACCTTAGCAAAGTATCGCAAGCAATACCAGACCTGCCGGCAAGGCTCAGGAGGGAAGAGAGAAAAGGCTAGGTCAGCTCTTTCCCCTCTCACCTGCCGTATAAGGACTATCGGTTGTCGGAATGTCTTACCTCGCGATAAGCAATCTACGCCTACCATGACAGCTACAAAGGCGGCTGGGTAGATGCTGTGCAACCGCGCCATCATGGATCTAAACACCTCTCTCGAAGTGGCGGTCTTTCCCTGCGGTCAACCCCAAGCTAATCATTTGGGGTAGGCAAGTAATGCCCCTCTGACGGGCGATATAGACGCGGATGAGGCGAATCCAGTTGACTTAGAGCCAGGCTGACGGGTAGACCCTCTGGCTATGAGAGTTTACTTTAGTCGCTGTGCTTTGATTTGCGCAACCATGCGCTCAGTTTGAGCATCGAACTTGCTCTGTTGCTTCTGCTGGGCCTTGACCTTGCGCTCGAGCTGACCTCGGCGGTGGTTATCTTTTGCCATTTGCTGCCCTTCTTCGGCAGCTCAATCATATAGACTGGAACTTGCCGATACTTGATCTATCGGTATGAGCCGCCCTGGATGTTTGGTTTCTGGGGCGGTTCTCTTTTATTCTAGCACAGCCTTTGGATAAGGCTTGATCTCATATCTCAGCTTAGACAGCAATTCTTTCTTGCGCGACTTGTTGCCCCTTAGCATGACATAGCGGTGCTTTCGCCCTCGCTCGACTAATTGCAATCTGTCACCATAGAAGTCCAAAGCTGCCTTAGTGCCACCATGCTCATCAAACAGATGGCGATTATGACTTGCAACCCCATCTAACTGCCATTGCTTGTGTCGATCACTCAGCCCTGTATAGAGCCAGTTGGTTGCCTGATAGACAACTCCGACATGGCCAGCGCTTATTTCGGCATAAGACACAATGATGTCATACTCGGTTGGTAGCATTTTCAAGCTATTACCGATAAGAAATGACTCGGTGTTTTTTGGTGTGCCATCTTCAATCCAGAGGCGGGTGAGTTCTAAAACAGCACCAGATTCTTCTGGCCCACAGACACCTTTGCAAAGTTGTTGATTCGCTGGCTTGCCATAAATAATGCAGCCAACCATATCAAGACCATCAAACAAACCAAAGGCAAACATAGCAGGTGCTGATCTGTGCAGATAGTGATTGGCAACAACCATTTCTAAAGCTCTTTTATTTGGTATGCGCTCAATCTGATAGTTGATCACTTAGTTACTACCTCGATGATTTGCCAATCTCCGCCATAAAACTTAGCGAGCTGCTTCATGCGCCTTTCAGCGCTTGCCAGAGAGCCAGAGAAACTATTGATTGACCAGCGAGTTGAGTTGCTGGCTTTGCTTGCTAGAGCATGGGTGTAGGCCCGAGATGATTGGCGCTCGAAAGTCTGTCCATCAGGTGCGGTGGCGGTGTAAGTAGTCATTTTGATTTTCCCCTCTCTAGTGACATTGCTAATGTAGCACAGTTTCATAGCCAGATTGACAAAATCCTAAAATGATTGCTAAATTGATAACAGCGATTCGTAGCCGCAAATAAGACTCCCTGAAACCTAAGTAGGGGAGTTTTTATTTACCCGAAAGCCAGACACTGCGCTCATAGAAGTCATCCAGCAGATACCAGCGACCCTCTGTGGCATACCAGACCGGTTCAAAATCAGGGTCTTGCCATCTTGTAATCTTCCAGCCATTCTGGCGAGCATACTCAGCCACCTCGGCATCCGACTCAATGCGGCTGTTTAGGTCTGAGCAAAGAACAATGAGGTTGCTCGGGCGGTTTAGTGACTTAGATCCTCCCATTCCTCTACCTGCCCTGTGTTGGATTGAAAGGCGCTCGGTTTCACCGCAATGCACACAGCCACCATTGTCGCGCCTCAAATATTTAGCGAACTCTTTGCTATTCATTCCACTCATCCTGGTGCAACTCCATAAGCTGCATCTCAATCCAGAACAGCACAGTGAACCAGAAGCCGGTGGTGAAGGCCGCCACTAGGGCGATGAGCGACAGCATCCAGGGCAAGAGAACCCACATCAGCGCAGCACCTTTAGCTCGGTTTCGACCAATCGGCTCTGAGTTTGTAAACTCATCTGTGCCATTTCTAGGGCTTTCATCTTCGACCTGCACCGATTCCACTCAGCCTTAGCCAAATCCACCTCAAACCTCTCCTGTGCCGTCTGGAGGGTGGCTAGTTGCTTCCTATCCTCGACAGTGCCTTGGACATTTATGTAAGAAGTAGCATAAGCCTTATCTAGAACAGCCTGGCGGTCAGCAACCTTGCACTCGGCATCATAGGTCGCGGACACACCCTTCTGCACCTCAATCAGTATTCGGTTTAGTTCCTGAATCAGGTCTTGTGGAGTATTCATCGCGGTCAAACCTTAGCGCCCGATCAAACAGCAGAGGCTTGAGAGCATCCGCCGAGTTGAGTTGCCCATCAGCGAGGTAGTCACTATGCAACTCCTTCAGCTCGACCAGGCTTGCCCAGAGAATCCGCTTGTCCAGAGGCTGCATTGCCGAACTCCTTTATTTTCTCTAGCACCGGCTTAGGTGCGCGAGCGCTTACAGCTTCAGAATACAGGGCGCGGAGTCCATCCACATCATAGACAAGCGCCTTAGCCTCAGCCTCGCCAGCGAAGTCGCGAGTTGCCTCATAGGTGAATGAGTCAGGGTCAGGCTCATCGGTTGGCAGGGCAAGCACCTGAAGCAGGAATGTGCGCAGGGCAACAGACATCGCCTTAGCAGTTGCCTTGTCACCCGAGTCCATCGCCTCAGCAGCGACCGAGCCGACAATCGGCTCACCATCTAGCCCATAGATGCCGAACTTGACAGTTAGGTGAACCACATTGATCTGCGAACCCTTAGCAGTCAGGGCGGTTGAGTGTTGTTCATTCACTATCTCTGGCAGGATAAATCCGCCAGCCTCGCGCAGAGCAGGGCCAACCTTGTTGACCACCGCATCAATGCCTCGGAAGTTGAAGCCCTGAGCTGAGTTCCTGTCGCGCTTGGCTACACCCTGAACCGAGTGCATAACTGCCAAGATGACTTCTCTTGCATTTGCCATTAGTTGCCCACCTTCTCAATCTGCTCAATCAGATAGGGAACAATTCCCATTTCATAATCACCGCGGTCATACTCAAATTGCAACAAATCAATAATGCGCTGTCGCTCGATATAGGTTGCATTTTCACAGGCATCATCTATTTCCGCTTGAGCCATAGCTGCATCATTGTCCTGATAGCCAGCGGTTACAGTGCCACCAAGATAATAGCGATAAGTTACTTCCATTAGTTGCCCACCTTCTCAATAATTGTTTCATCGCTGTATAGGGTCGCGCTTAGACCGGCAATCTGAATCCAGAAAGCATCTGGCTTGTCAGCAACCTCGCCTGTTGCGGTGACAACACCCTGAACCCCTGTGATGCCATGCCGCTTAGTGTGGATTGATACAAAGACCAAATCCCCTAGTAATACTGTCATTTCTTCCCTTTTGGTTTCTCTACTGTGACATAGGGTGCGCCTATGCCGCGCTGTGATCGCTTCGCAACCACAATCTTCTCGCCATCCACATCAATGAAGGCGGTCTTGGCTTTCCCCATCTGGTCAAGAGTTCGGCTCTTGAGTTCGGTGAGGGTGGTGTTTAGTTCATCAATCTGGCAAGCCAGGTTTACTAAATCTATACCGAGTAGCTCGGCAATCTCAACTTCACTGCCATCAATTTCAGGGTTGACTTTGCGCTGCGATTCATATGTGGAGGCAGACCCATCGAAGTTAGGCGGTGTATTGGTTTCAAGCATCTGGCGGAAGCGGATAGCCTCGGCAACCATCCAAGAGAACTCGAACTCATCGAACTCGATGGCAATCTCCTTGTAAGCGGAATCTGCTAGAGCGACTAGCAAGCCCTTCTTAAGTCCGAGGCAACCCAGATACCACATCATTTGCGCGCGGTAGCTCGGCGGGATTTCATCATTGAAATAATTCCTGCTGAACTTGACCTCAATCAGTTGCAGTTCGCCATTCTCATCCAAGAACAGGGCATCAGGGTTGGCTCGCATCCAAGGATGTTCAATGCTCTGCCAAGTGCCAGTGCGCAGAACCTGCCAGTAAGGATGCTCGGCAGCAAAGACATCGAGGATAGGTTGCTCTAGTGCCTTGCCAAGCTTCATGCTCATCGAGGGTTCAATGCGCGAGTCAATCTGGCCAGTGCGCTTATAGAACAAACTCAGGGGGCTTTCCCATTGATTAAGACCTAGAAGTGTGCCGATCATTGAGCCGGTGATGATGCCTGGCTGGTCGCGCTGTTCATGCCACTCGGCTGACCCATCCTCAAACACCCCGATGCAGGTGGCGGTGGTTATCTGTGAGTTCTCTGTGATGGTAATCATTGTTCCCCTTCTTTGTTTCTATCTTGCTACACCCATCGGACATTTGGCAAACAGCCAGAATGAAACTAACCTAGAGGGATGATGCCATTTGCCTTCAGCGACAAAGACCAAGAGCGCGCCTACCTCGAGCTAATGGTTGCCATTCAAAAGAATGATGGTGTCGAGTGCGCTCAAGTGCCAGACATCTTCTTCCCCGATGACTGGGCGGTGAGCAAGGGAACAGACATCGCGCTGGCTAAACAGATTTGCGAGCGATGCCCTGTAAGGCTTCAGTGCCTAGAGTATGCAATGATTGCAGAAGATGAGCAGGGCTTGTGGGCAGGCTTGACCGCGCATGAGCGCCGCCAGTTGAGGTCGCTGAGTAAGCGCTAAGGCTTCAGTTCCTCAGCCTCATCATCACCGAAATCAGCCCAGTCAAAAGATTCCTGCTCGGCAATTTCCAGAGCATCCTTGATCTGCTCATTGTCCTCAGCCTGTTGAGCTACCACCGCGCGGAATGTCTTTTCGACATCCTCTAGAGTCCAGTGAGCCTTCCAAATCAGGATGACACCTAGAACAGTGATGATAGTTCCTAGCACTGTGCCGACCGCGATAAGACCGCCCCAGAACCAGCCGACAGGAGTTGGGGCTGAGATGCCAGCGCCAGTGAGGAAGAAGGCCATAAACACACCGATGACTCGGATGAGGATCGACTGACTAATTTTCTTCATCTTCTATCCTTCGCAAGCGCAGGTCGCGCAGTGTTTCACTGAGGCAGGGGTGGCAGTTGTTGCAACTGGTTGGGCATTGGCTTTTTTTTCGGCAGCAATCATCTTGACCAGGAAGGTGTGAGCGTCATACACCTTGCCAGTAATGCCACCACCAGAAACAAGTGACAAACAGAAATGCAAGTGAGGGCCAGAAGAAGCAGAACCAGAAGAACCAGCAAAACCGACAGTCTGACCCGAAGTGACCTTAGCGCCAACCTTCAAAGATGACTGCTTCTCCATATGGCAATACATGAAGAACCACTTGCCAACCTGAATCTCAACAACCCAGCCGAGAACCTCTGACCACTTGTTTAGGGTGACCTTGCCATCGCCCACAGCGACTAGAGCAGTCCCTAAACCAAATTTGAAGGCTCGCTTTCCTGACAAGTCAAAGCCATTGTAATCACAGCCTCGGTGTGGCCCTAGCCCCATAGCCTTGCGCTCAGCCGAGTGTGAACCGAATGAATCAGCGACCTTTGGGAATGGCAAGCGCCAGTTGTAAGTCACTTGCCGACCGTCACTAGAATCTGTGCAACCGCAACAATCACACCGCCGAGAACACCACTGACACCAGTCATCTGATAAATCTTCTTCTGAAGATCGCGCACATCCTTCTCCAACTGGCGGTAACCGCGCATCTCAGTTTTCACCTCAGTCAAATCTTTGACAATGGTGATGAGCAGTTCGCGGTCGGTGGTTTCAGCCATCAGAGTTCTTTCAGGGTTGCGGTTGATAACAGTTTATCAGGCGGTTAGTGCAGCAATCTCAGCATCGCTTAGACCAAGCGCACCGAGCTTAGAGATACCCGAAGCCTTAGCAGACTCCTTAGCAGCAATCTCCGCATCCTGGATAGCCTTAGCCTCAGCATAAGCCTGAGCATCTAGAGCAGCCTGAGCATACTCCTCAGCGGTGAACTCAACCGAGGTTTGCTCCCCAGTTTCACAGTTTACTTCTAGTTTGAACTTCTTTTCAGCCATTGTTTTCTTCTTTCTAGTTATGAAACAGTTACACCACCAGAGCTGCCTTTCAGCACTCCATACAGGGTGGCGGATGAGTATTGTGCTACACCATTAGCAGCGCCTAAAGTTATTTGATTTATAGCAGCAGTATTTGACCAAATACCAGCAGTTAAAGATTGGTAAGCAGTGGTGGAGTTATTCTCGCTAACTGCGTCAATAGAAAATGATTTGTTAGTAGTTGTTGATGCATAGTTAGGAATATAAACAGTCGCATTTCCAAAAGTATTTGCTGTATAGGCTGATGTAGCCACTACATAGTTTGCGCTTACATTAAGAGAAGTAGCAGAAGCGCCATTGCCATAAATAAAAATTCCGCTTCCAGTTGAACCATTAAATCTAATGTCTGTAAAAGCCGAAGTGTTATTGTTTCGTATTGACATAACAACCATCAAATCGGTGTAAGTGCCTGGGATGCTGGTGAAGTCAATGCTTGATGCACCACCTGCGCCAACTGTGACTTCTGCTAGCTTGCTGATTGACAAGGCGCACCATCCTTCAAATACTCGGGCGCATACTGAGCAAGAATCTCAAGCGCATAATCAATCTTATCTTCAATCCGCTGACCTGACGGTTGAGCTGTTGACCAAATCTCTAGATTCTCAATCCTGTTGTCATGCCTATCACCATTCTTGTGGTGGACATTTTCTAAAGGCAACAATGGTCTGCCTAATGCCTCACTCATCACAACCCGATGCTCAAATTGATTGCCATCTTTTAGGTAAGGATGATCGGTAACATACTTCAAAATATAGTTCTTTGGAGTAATAGGGCTTTTGCGCGAACCAGGGCGAGGGCCTGTGCGCTGTTGAGGAGGGCGCACATTGGCATCCCCAGTTTTATTGAACCAGCGCTTGTGAGTATCGCAGTAGCCACCAGTTTGAGCTAACCGCTCGCAAGTTAGGTTGCCACATACTTTGCGCTCTTTTCGCAATCTATAGCCCAATGGGTCACCATATTTTTTGAAGCGAGCATTGTGCGCTCCGCAGTAGTTATTCGCCTTTGCAAACTCATTGCAAGTATCGACTAGACAACTAGCGCCTTGGTATTTTCCGCGCATCTTTGAGGGTTCTAGCGGATTGCCATAGCGGCGAAACTTGGCATAGTGAGAGTTGCAATAGCCTTTAGCATCATGCGGTTTGTCACAGCCATCGACCGCACAAGCCATTATGCGCTCACAATCCCATAGAGGCTGGCAGTTGTTCCGGCTTGAAATGAGTCACCAGCATTAGGATAAACCTGAAGCGAAGTAACAGCAGCAGTTGAAGCCCAGCGACCAGCCCAAGCTCGAACAGTATTAGCAGTATTATTACCGCGCGATAAAACAGACTTATGCTTATCAGTTGCCGAATAGTCCATCACATCGCAAGTTGATGAGGCTTGAGTTGTGCCAAAAATACCAATAGCAGTTCCGATTTCACCTGTGCCTGATGCGGATGCCGCATTTGTGCCGTCACCATACATCTGCACCGATGAATAGTTTGTTCCTGAATCACCATTCAACTTAATCAGAATAAGGTTAAGACTTCCAGTAGTTCCACTCACAACTAACCGCAAATCGCGATAAGTTGCAGGAATACTGCTGAAAGTGACAGTGCTTGCTGCGCTGCCAAGGGTAGTTGTAGCCAAGCTGACCATTGCGGATACCATTTATAAACCTGCCATTCTACTTAAGGCCATACAGGCTGAATCGGCTGCCAGTAACAAAGTTGAAATCACCAAAGATTTCCATAGAAGTGACAGCAGCGGTTGAGTACCAAGCACCCGAAAGCAATTCAATGTCTGACAATCCTGCGCCGGGGTCGGCCATACCGCGCAAAGAGCGCAGAGTTTTATTTTTGGTAGTCGAAGAGAAATCTAAAATGTCTACAATCGCCGGCGCGAATTGGCTACTGCTAGGCGGCAAAGCAGCAATTTGATAAATGCGGTTTCCGCTTGTAGTAGCGGCCGAACCAACTCCTGACCCTGTTCCATACAGTTGATGCATACTGTAATTTGAGCCAGTGTCACCATTGAATCTCACATGAGTATTGGCATTGCTAGAAACTGAGCGATTGACAATGCGAATCTGTAGATGCTTGTAAGCAGCAGCCGAAGTTCCCAACCCTGAGAAGGTGACAGAAGCAGCAGAAGAACCAAGAACAGTTGTGCTGATTAGTTCATAATCGCCAGCACCACCACTGCCACCAGCACTAAAACTGTTGAACCAAAGCGAGCCAAGCAATTAGCTGACCTGTCCAATGATGCGATAAGCATTAGTGTCCACATACCAAACAGAAGCACCAGTATATTGAGTGCCAAGAGTGAAAGTGCCAGCGGTGCGAGCAGTTCCATTAGCCGCAGCAACAATGCCAGAACCAAAAACAAGGGTCACAGTTCCACCCTCGCGGAACACATCAAAGCGGTCATTAACAGCCATACCCGCAGCAGTTCCAATAGTCACCACAGAAGCAGTTGAGTTAGTGAAGCGGATACTCTTCCAAGCATCAGCCGATCCAACAGTGTAAGCGGTAGCGGTCGAAGCTGTGCCGAGGAAAGCACCAGTCTGAGTGACCAGGCTGTTCATGTCGGAAGCCGACAGCACATCCGCTGCACTCCAAGTTTTCTTGCCAACAAATGCCATAATTTTCTCCTTAGCCGAGTGGCCCTGTATCTAGTCTACCAAAAACAGTATCATCTAGGATAAATGGCACATAGTCGAGGGTTGAGAAGCCGAGGGTTACTTGGTGGCGGTTGACATCGGCTGAGTGGGCGATGCTGATAACTTCCGCATACTTCTGAATTGCTGGGGCAATATTGTTCGGGGTGAACTTGATTTGGCACAACTGCCCAATTTCAATGCCAAGAATCTGGTTGGCTTCAGCGGTGCTGATTTGCCCAAGGTCGATGGTTACAGCCTCGAAGCGGAACTCAGGGTTTTGATACTGGGTGACTAGGTGGCTTGCTAGGTAATCGACATCCGCAGAGTTAGCCATGAGAAGGTCTGTGCGGGTGTAGGTCTGGATACCATACTGGGCTTGGCTGGCAGTTCCATTAGCAATCGCTGTGCCGGCAGCGCCGATTACAGAGCCGATAACAGTCTGGTTGTAGAGAAGCTCTGAACCATAAACAACTTGCATCCCTGTATATTTGATGCCTGTTCCATCATCAGCCAGGTTGATTGCGGTTGAGCCGACAGGGCGCACCGCATCAGCATCATCGAAAACTAGCTTGCCAGACTTGTCAATGAACAAGCGACCTGACTCAGTGGTTTCAACAATCTGCAAATAGTTGAGGACATTGGCATCTACCGCCTGGACATCTGCACCGAGCAGGACTGTTCCTGTGTCGATGCTTCGATCCGCTGTTGGCCAGAGGACATCTGAAGAGTCAAGGATTGCTTCAATGCGCGCACCTGATAACTGGCTGGTTGCAGTGCCACCGGTGAGAGTTTGGTTGGCTAGTTTAGCGAAGCCATCCGAGGCTGCCACAGAGGCGGTGCTATCGCCTTGCGGGGCATAGTCTAGATTCCAGTCATCAATGAGTCCGGTGTATTGGCGGACACCATTCGAGCTGATGCGGATTTCTCGCTTCGGAATAACCTGCCCATAGTAAGGGCTGGCAGCATAGGTTGGATCAAAGGCGCGGTCATTGTTGTTTAGAACAATCTGTGCCTGACCGGTTTGGTAGTTATCCAACTGGCGCGACTTACCTCGGCGGATAGTGAAGCCTCGCACTCGGCTGGTGACATCATAGAAAATCACACCGCTGAGGACATAGGTGGTGTTATCCAACTTGCCCTTTACAGGGTCATCAAGGGTGAAGAAGTTACCAACCGAGGCTGGGAGGTCGAAGCCTAGCTCTACAAGTTCAGTTGTCATTAGATAGCCAACAATCTGCTTAGACCGCCAGTCAAACCCTGCTTGTTTGCTGTGATAAGCGCATTAGTAACAAGGCTAGGGAGTGAAGCCTGGTCGGTGATGGCATTGGCATTGATAGTGACATTGTAGGTATTCGCTGCTTGTGCTGCCGCATAAGATTGTGGCGAGCGAACAGGATCAATACCACCGATGCTTGACAGCCAGGCTGCATAAGACTGAGGTGAGCGCACTGGGTCAGGTCGGCTTGCTAGGTCTAGCGAAGTCTGAGCCTGGATGCCTGTCTGTTGCATGGTGCTAAGAGTTGAACCCATAGCCTTATCCAACTGAGTCTTGAACTGTGAAGTGAACAAGGCTGCCATAGCGGTAGCGGTATCAATGAGCTTCTGATCTTCAGAGCGCAACCCATCAATGAATGAGTTAGTTATGTCCTCACCAAGGGCATACAGCACAGGGGTTGTAGTCTTAGCAATCTCATTGCCAGCATCACTTAGTTCAGTGAACAGTTTGTTTAGCTCGGTAACCGCATCCGCGCCGCCGGCAATGATGGCCTCAGCGGTTGCATTGCCACCCTCAGCACCAGCATCCACAATCTGCTTGAATAGGTTGCCATTTAGACCAAGCGCCTTGAGTTTGGTCAGGTTAGTAGCGAAAGCCTTAGTCTTGTCAACCAGCTTCTTGAAACTGTCGGCTAGACCGCCAGAAACAACCTCATCAAATGTCTGGGTGGTAGTCAGGGCGATGCCATTGACCATTGAGCTGACAGACTTAGTGACCTGCTTGGTCTGGGTTTCAAGCATTGAGGTTAGGTTTAGTGAACCCATAACCCCCGAAGTGATTGCTTGGGCAATGCTGATTTTCTTAGCCAGCACATCGCGCTGTTTAGCAATGCCGACTAGAAGCGCTTGCTCTTGTGTTGCATAAGCCTGAAGCGAAGCAAGCGACTTAGCGGTGATTAGTTTGTTGTCAAATGCCTCTTGCGTGGCATCCTTCATAGACTGGAAGGCATCAACAGTCTGCTGTTCAAACTCGCCTAGTGGGGCGCTGAACTTGAAGACAACTCGGAAGGCATCGGCAGTGGCAGCAAATGACTTGTTGAAATCATCAATTGCCATCTTGAGTTCTTCAAATGCTTGCTTCGCCTCATCAGCTGCCTTCTGAGCAGCATCAATGATGTCTTGGCGCGCCTTAGCAGCCTTAGCGGCAGCAGCCTTGGCAGCAGCTTCCGCCTTCTTCTGAGCAGCCGACTGACCGCTAGAACCAGTGCCACCCTTGTAGTTGCCGCCGGTTACTCCGGTGTAATCAGGCACAATGAATGGTGCAGTTTTTTGACCATTCTTCATGGCCTCATTCTGCTTCTTCATGATGTAGTCATAACCCTCACCGATGGTCATGCCTAGAACCTTAAAGACTTCCATAGGGTTCTTGAAGAGGTTATCGAGTGACCAGCCAACAACAGCCAGACCCTCGATTAGACCAGCGACTTCTGTGAGGATTGTGCCAAATGCGCCACCGATAGTTTGTGCAAGATTCTGTGCTTCTTTGGCATGAACTGGGTCAGCCATCCAATCAGCAAACTCATTTAGTGCTGGAAGAAGCGCGATGCCAACCTGTTCGGCTAGTTCACCGAAGATGATTTCCAACCGCTGCATAGGGTCGGTTTCGGCAGCAGCCTTAGCAGTTCCTTCAAACTCTTTAGCCAGTTGACCCAGTGGGTCTTTCATGCCCTTGACATTGAGGCCCATCTTGGTAAGCGCAGCAGTGTTGCCTTGGTAAGCCTTGCCTAGCGCGACAGCGACAGATTGAACATCCTTGCCAGTTCCTGCGCTGACATCAAGAGCCAGGGAAGTTAGCTGAGTAGCATCGCCCAAATCGCCAGTGGCTCGGACAAGCGCTGCAAGAGCTGGGCGGATAGTGTCATCAGCAACTGAGGCTTGCATCTGCATTGCGGAGATAGAGCGCTCAGTGGCAGCGATTTGCTGATCAGTAGCGCCGACAGTATTTTGCAACTGAGTAGCGAGAAGCGCCTGTGACTTGTTATCTTCAGCGGCAGCCGAAGCGGCAGCCTTCAAGCCAGATACAACAGCGCCTAGACCTACCGCGATACCGGCAGCACCGAGCAAGCCCTTCATAGACTTACCTAGTTTGGCAAACTCTGCCTGAGCTTCTTTGATGCCCTTGTCATCGAAGATGGCTTTTAGGGGAATGAGAATTGAAACAGCCATTAAATACCTTCTCTATTTATGCGAGCATAAGCCTCGCGCAAAATCTTATCGATAGCCTCGCGCGCTGCTGGGATAGACCTCTCGGCGGCTGGCCAGACAAAGCGAGAAGCCCTGCCACCAATCTTCTCTTCGATGCCTCGGAATTGACCATTGACCTTGTGGCTTCGAGTCTTGCCCTTGTAAGGGTATTCCCGAGTGTAGCCAGAACCCTTGTAACCGGCATTCTTGTAGCGACCAGAGCGCCCACCCATGTCGGCAAGAGTAACCGCTGGGTTGCCGACCTTGACCACAACCAGGCTGGTAGTTGTCGAGCGACCTGACATCGAGGTGCGGAACATAGGCTTGACATCCATTAGTGGGTGCGAGCGACCCTTGCTGTCAATGGCATTGTTCCAGTTGAGGCGAGCGCCAGGGCGAAGCATTCCACTGTTAGGAGTGACAGCAGCAATTGCGGACTTGACAGCGGTAACAGTCGGGGCTGCTTCTTTCTTGGCATCTCGCAAGAGTGCGGTGCGAAGTTTCGGATCAATCTCCTTGAGGCGCTTTTGTAGCTTGCGAATATCGGTTACCTTGAGCGCGCTTGGGCCAATACCTCCACCGCGAGCGAATGTCGCAATCTCAAAGCGGAGTAGTGGATTAGCCATGCTTCTATTCTACCGCGCGAGAAACTTGCCAAGATTGTTGCTTGCATTGTGAAACTTGTGCTACAGTTCTAACTATCAGCAACACACACTGAAAACAAAGGGGAATCAAATGCAGACCATTTACACCACCGACATCCTGGACAAGCCAGCCATCTGGAAAGATGCTGATGACTTTGTTCTCTATCAGCCGGTGACTCCATTCCTAGATTCACATGGCTTGGTTGTTGCCCAGCTAGTTCACCACATTGATGGCGAACTAGAAACCACCTCTTACTACTCTCGAGGCTGGGCTTATTGGAACTTCCTAGACATCGAGGGGCAAGACTTCTCGGTTGCCAATGAGGCTATGGATTCAGAGCGACACCTATTCGGTGACATTGACTGCACCATCTCGGTTGCCTCAGAAGCGGTTGCTCAGATTAGTGCAGACACAATCCCACACAGCAACCCTTACTGGCAGATGCTAGTGCTTCGCTTGGCTTATGGTCAGATTAGCGACAGCCTCGAGTTTAACCAGATTCTTCAGCACTCTAGCCACACACCTGAGCAGATTCAGCGGATGCTAGACCTAGCGGCTGGTGCGATCTTGCAGGGAACAAACTTCAGGCTTACAGGGCTAGAAACAATCTAAGCAAAGAAATACCCCCCTGTGTTTAGCAGGGGGGTTTCTCTTAGCCTCTGGGCTGGTTACGGCTAACCAAATACCTGCCCATTGTCCAAAGCATCCGCTCACTCTCTTGCAGCAGAAGATGAGGGGCGATGCCTGTTTCACAAGCAAGGCTGGCGATATACCAATGTGCGGAACTATCGCCAAGCCCGACTATTTTGGGGATGACTCCGGCCCTACCGATGCAACATCAGCAAGCCAGGCATCGAACTCCTTTGAGGTCAACTTCTGTCGGCTCAAAGAAGTCCATGCCAGCCAAACCAGGTGAGTGAACTTCATCTCAGACTCGAGCTTTGTAACACTCAGGTTGAACTTGTCCTCGAAAGCAACAAGATCAGGGGCGGTCGCAGAAACTTCCTGTGACTCGCCAGACACAAACTCAATGCGCAGGTTAATCTTCATGAGTTAGAGTCTAGTGCTGATTAGGCAGTTGCGCGAGTTACAGTGCCAGAGGTAGGCCAAGTAACTGAAAGGGTAGCAAGGTCACCAACTGATGAAGCAAATGGCTGGTAGCTGTTGCAAAGCGCAATCGCGGTGTAGCTTGGGTTGGTAGCAGACACAGTTGCAGAGGTCGGGGTGATGACCACAGTCGCAGCGGTGTTGAACAGTGGGAACAGGGTTGCATCAACAGCAGCCGAACCGAAGTCCTGGTTGAAGTTTAGGGTTAGCGAGCCAGACTTCAGACCGCCAGTGACGGTGCGCCACTCTCCGCCGAAGGTGGTGGTGTCAACCTCATCAGCCGAAAGGCTTAGGTCAACAGAGGTGAGCGATGATGACAAGTTTGTTCCATTGATGGTCACCTTGTAATCAGTAGCAACAAACTTTGCCATTGTGATTCTCCTAGTTAGTTAGCCTGAACAACCAAGTCAAACTCGGCTGCCAAGTAGGTATTTTCCGCTATGGTAATTGATCCATAGTTTCTCATGCCGGTCACTACACAGTCATATGCATTTCCGCTTAGTGTCCTATCTGATTCTACCGCAACCTTGATAGATGCCGACCCTGTAGGGGAACAGTAAGCATCTAGGCTTGCTTGCGAAGTGCGCTCAGATACGCGCCCAACAACCACAGTGACTGTGAAGTTGTAAGTATTTAGACCGCCAGTAGAGAAGCTCTTGTGATAGTCCACAGTGCTTGGGGCAACAATGGCATAAGGCGGATTCACATTGTCAGGAATGAAGCCGGTGCTTGAGGTGCGAAGCCCTGAGATAGTTCCAAGGTTGGTTGCTATCCCTGTGCGAAGTGAAGCAATCGAAGCCATTAGGCAAACTTCACAATCTTGTAAGGGTCAACCAACTGGGCAACATCTGGGTCTAGCTTTGAGCCAACTCGCATGAATCCCAAATCGGGACTAGATAGAACACCGAGCGGTGAATCTAGGCGCTTGAAGATGCGGCTTGCCTGAATGATACAAGCCTGCTTGATAGCGATAGGGATTGAAGCCCAGCCCCAAACACCAGTAACCTTCACCAAGCCCTCGCCATTTAGGAAAGGAAAGGTGTAGTCCTGGATTGCTCGCAAACCATTGTAAGGAACAGCCAAACCATCAACTCGGCCATTCAAAGGCAGAAGCTCATAATCGGTGGTAGCCCAAATGGTGTCATAAGAACCATCTGCTGAGAAGTCGGTGGCAACCTCGGTGATGCTGGTCGCATCATCAATCTGGCAAACAAAGTCATTGTCGGCTGCGAAGTAGCGAGCGGTTGCCGATCCTTGGGTGTAGAAAGAGCGCGCGGTGTAAGCATCTAGAAGGCGGCTGGCAGATTCAATAGCCATCTCAAGCAGTGAGTCATCAATGGTGTCAGTGATGCGCAGGGCAGCCTTTACCTCTGCAAGAGTGGAGTAACCATTTGTAATCGCCATGCTTCTATTCTACCGCTTAGAGAGTCGAGCCTTAATGTCAGTGGTGCTAATGCCTTCAGTGTAAGGAATGTAAGCGAGGGTGATTCCTCTGCTGTCTAACCAATCCTGGTCAAACCCCATCTGGCTGTAATAGTCGCGTCTAGCCCAGTCCGAACCAATAATAATCATGTCAGGATCAACGCAAATAATAGATGTTTTACTATCCGCACCGTGATAATTAGGCAATACATCGTGAACCCATTTGCAAGATAAAAGAACATTTTTACGCTCATCAAAAGTCATTACAGGGGCTGTGCCTTTGTACTTTTTTATGAATTCGTCAGTATTTAGCGATACATAAACATTACCAAAGCGAGCACATTGCTCTAGGAACTTTACATGGCCTGCATGAAACAAGTCAAAAGTGCCTCCTGTATAAACTTTCAATCCCATCGGTTTGCCCTTCTAGTCTTCAACGACCACTCACCCTGAGTGTAATCACCGTCATGCTCTTTTTGAATAAATAAATTTTGGTTAGCACCAAAGCTGCGGGAATTAGCAACCTGGTAACCACTATTCAATGTACTAGAGTTCTCATGATGAACTACGGCCTCAATAGTCTTGATAGGCACACCATGGTGGCGCACTCGGCGCTCTAGGTCATTGTCATCATAGTAGAGCGGATAAAAGCGCTCATCATAAAGCCCAACCTTGTCCACCATGCCCTCACCGAAAACAACCGCAGACCAGGCTGTGTTGATCTTCAGAAAGTTCAGAGCCTGAGTGTCCACCTCGGCGGCAATCTTCTCCAAAGCACCAGCCTCAAAATAGGCATCATCATTCACCAGAAGCCAGTAGGGGGCATATGGGGTTGCTTTGATAATCAGATTCCAAGCACCAACCAAACCCAGTCCAAAGGGCATCCTGAGAGTCCACAGGTGTTTAACAGAATCGGGCTTTTTAGGGGTGTAACCGACTGAGCCAAGCCCCGAGTTGTCAATGATGACCAGATGCTCGACAGGGTAATCAATCGAAGCAAGCAAGCGGTCAGCAAGGTCAAACCGCTTCAGAGTGCAGAAGCCGAGAACAGGAATCATTTGTTTAGCAAGCGACCGATGACCGGCAACCAGTGCTTCTGCCAAACAGTTTCCACATCGAACTGCTTAGCGAAATCAACCGCAACCTGGCTAGTGCCTCGCTCGGCTTGGTAAGCCTCTTCAAGCGCATTGACAATCGAAGGCACAAGAGGCATCTGCCAGATAGCATTTTGCCCAGCATCCCACATAGGCTGCCCCTCAACCATCCAAGAATCCTCAGCGAGCAAGTCAGGGGTTGCGCCCCAGCTAGAACCAATCACCCGAGTGCCACAAGCCTGAGCCTCGACAGTTGGGATGCCGAAGCCCTCGCCATAGGAAGTTGCAAGCAAGACATCCATTGCGCTGTAAAGCCCAGCCAAAGTCTGCTGGCTCATGCCATAGCGATAGTCAACAAAAGGCGGAAACATCACAGCCTCTTTAGGAATACCAAAAGCAGCAAGCATAGGAAGCAACTGCCAACCGCCCTGAGTTCCCAGCGGATCAGTGTGCATATACAGCACAGCATCAGGGTGCTTCTGGCGGAAGATGCTGAAAGCCAACAGGTTCTCGCTGAAAGCCTTGCGGTGAATCAGGCCCGAAGCCTTGTTTGCCGAAACCATGCCAACCACAAACTCATCCTTCAGCCCCATATAGTCGCGAGCGGGTTGCCCCTCAATGGTTGCAGTCGGCTTATAAATCTTGGTATCAATGCCATGCGGCACATACTCACAGTCAATGCCCTTAGCCTCCATCTGGCGCACACCATTCGGGGCCATAGCAATCGGGGTGACATTAGGCTTGCGAAGCCATGACTCAACTCCAGGTGGAAGGCTCATGTGGTCAATCGGAGTCCAGGAAGCAATATTCATCTTGTCGAACTGTGCGCCTTTTAGCACCCAGACATCGTAGAGTGAAATCCAGACATCTGGCTTGCCAGGGTGCTGTGCTTTGAAGTGTGCATGGTGCATAGGCGCGACATCATTGGAGTAAGCCTCAGAGCCTCGAGGATAATGAGGAATAGAACCATACTTAGTTTGATAAGTGGAGATTGACCCTTCTAAGCCATAGTTGCTAGAAGCGGCTACTGTAGCGCCATCGCGCTTAAGGCGATCAACTAAATAACCAGCTTGCTGACCGTATCCAGTGGCCTCGCCAGGGCTATTACTCCAGACTGTCACCAAACCATCAATTTTAGACTTCGCCATTTGTTCCCTTTCGTAGTAGTCTAAGACTATAAGAAAACCCCTGCGATGCGCAAACATCCAGGGGCATGACCAAACTTAGAAGGAGTTTGATATGAATGAGTCTAGGCTATGCAACTTCTGCAAGCAAACCCAACCTCTAAGTGAGTTTATTCCTCGCCATGATAGACCTGGCAAATACCGCCCTAGATGTCGAAGCTGTTGGAGAGAATACAAGCGCAACTATGGTGCAAACAATCCCGAGATAATCAAAGCTCAAAATGCTAGGAATTATGCGAAAGATCCTGAGAAGGGGCGAGCATACTCGAGAAAGCGCAGACAAGAAAAACCTGTTGAAGTTTATATGTCAAATAAGCGCTATCGCTTGGCAAATCAAGAATATGTAAATCGCAAAGCAGCGGTCAGAGCAAGAAAGAATTATAGGCGCAGAGCAGAAGCAATGCTCAAGAGTATGACTAAAAAACTTGGAGGAAAAGTTTTTTATGTCACAAATAAGGAAATTAACACACTTTATGATTCAAAGTGTTTTGCTTGTCATGCCAGTAAAGATACATCAATAATGACTATCGAGCATTTAATTCCAAGAACTCGAAAAGGAGATCATGGAATCGGTAATCTCATAACCTTATGCAAATCATGTAACTCATCTAAAGGGAATAAAACTTGGATGGAATGGAAAGTCTGGAAATCCAAGGTAGAGGAAAGCCCCCAACTCCCTACGCAGAGTTGAGGGCCTTCCGGCTTTACTTCGAGGTTTAGCTTGCGCCACCCTTGAAATACTGGATGTGTGCTGAGTGAGTCAGTCCACCATCGAGGCGAGTTAGGCCGCGGTAGGTCACAACATCATTAGCGAAGGCATAGTCAGCAGACTGGTCTACGCGGACACCGCCAGCTACACGAACCTTGAATGAGTCAAGCGCACCGAACAGAACAGACTTCGCGCCAGTTGCAACAGCAGCAACACCTGGGTTCTCATATACTGAGTAGCCAAGTAGGGTTGCAGCCTGACCAGGAACAGCAGAGTCAGTCCAGATGTATGAACCATTGCCATCCTTGAGCTTGCGAGCGGTAGCAAGACCTGACTTAGCCATCATGAAGCCGGTTGAAGGAAGCAGACGAGCTGATCCATCGATTGCATACACTAGGTCAACTAGGTTCTCATAGGTGAAAGCACCAGCAACACCAGTTCCACCGGTTACAGCAGAACCAGCAGCAGCAGCCAACTTGGTGGTTAGGACTGAGTTGGTCTGTAGACCGATAGCCTTACCAAGTTCCTGAGCAATGTAACCAGTGATGTCGAAGCCAGCATCAGCAACAAGCTCTGAAGCGACTGATACAAGCGCACCATACTTCTCTGCACCAAGGGTGATTGATGAGAAGGTTGGGTTGCTCTCTGAGATTGCTGAACCAGCAGCAACTGAACCAGCAGATGAGGTTGCGGTTACGGTTGGGATAACTAGGTTCTCACCCGAGGTGGTGTTGAATACCTCTGAGGTGGTTAGCATTGGGCCAACCAACTGAGCGATTTCAAATACTCGAGAATAGAAAGACTGGCCAACAGTGTTCGAGCTAGGAACTAGCGCGGCGCGAGCCTCGAACTCGTGACCGCGAACTTCACCGCGAGCGATTGCGCGAAGCAAGTCTGCATCGGTTGAGGTTGCAGCGGTGGTTGGTGCGAATGAAGCAGCAGCCTCAGTTGCCTGAGATGCGCGCTCTTCGATGCGCTTTGCGGTTGCGATTGAAGCATCGCGAGCCTCGATGTCGGCTTCGATGCGGTCGATCTTCTGCATTTCTTCGGCTGACAGTCCGCGCTTTTCCTCAGAAGCAAAATCTAGGATTTCGCGCATCTGAGCAACAAGGTTGTTGCGAACTTCTGCCTGGTTCTTCAAGAACTCTGACATTGTTATTTCCTTTGTTAAATGAATTAGGGGATTCTGCCGAGGAACTCTGAACAGATACAGGCCGAGGAACTCAGAACCTAGTTATATTCTACAAGGTTGCTACATACCTGCTCAGGGTATGAGAAACCCCCTGAGCCGAAAGGGAATAAGAACTCAGGGGGCGATGCGCTAGAAAACGGCTAGCGCTTCTCAGCAGCACCTATGATGCGCACTTCTTTGGGCGCGGTGCTGGAGTTTAGTAGGTCAATCAGTTCCTTGACAGCGCCCACTTCTGGATCGCCGGCAACTTCCTTGATGACTTCGATTGCGGTTTTGATATCTGCTGGAGTAGCCATTAGTTTCCAATCTCGGCAAGCGCGAGCTTAGCCTTATAGAGAGCAGTGACATCACCTTCAGTTTCTTTAACTTCTGGCTCTTCTGTCTTGGTTAGTTTACCAATAACCGCACCGATTAGTGCGCCCTGCTCTGGGTCTAGTTCTTCGCCTGACTCAATCTTCAGCAAGGCTTCAGCAAGTAGGTCGGCTGAGATGGTGTCTACTGCGCGAACTGCGATAGTGCCAGAGGTCTGTTCATAAGCCGGAGTGGACACAATACTTGCCTCGAACAAATCGACATCTTCAAGGTAGCGAGTCTGCCCATCCTGTGACCAAGAGTCCTTCTTAACTGCGAAGCCGAATGACATGGCATCAATGACACCTGTGCGAACAAGCTCTGCGATGTCGCGACCAAGGGTGGTGTCTGGCAGGGTTGCTGTGACCTTTAGACCAACTGAGTCCTCGACCATCTGAAGCGAACCATTGCGAGTTGAAGCCAATGGGTTTGAGGTGTCATGATTCCACAGAAGCATCATGCGAGAGCGCGACTGGAGTGAGCGCTTGAAAGCGCCAGGCTTGACAATCTCAGTGAAAGGTAGTGGAAGGCTTGGCTGACCAAAGACTGCCGCATAACCTGTAAAGGTGCGGCCATCGCCCTCAGCGCGCAACTCGACATGGTTGGTGCGAACTTCGCGACCGCCAATAGCGCGACCCTCAACAGTGCCTTCTAGTTTTGCCTTGATTGAATAGGCAACCTTAAGCCATTTAGCGCGAGCCTCATCCATTACTAGATCAGTCATAGTGCCTCTCTCTTCTTCCCTAATTCTAGCAACAACCGATTCAGCAAATGCGAGAGTGCGCTCTGCTGCGCGCTTCGATGGCCCTGAACCCCAAAGTAGATGGGCAACAACACCAGGCGAAGGGTAGTTCTCAGAAGAAGGGTCAGCATCTGGGCTGTCTAGGTCTACAAGGTGGCGAGCAATCCAAGCGGCAATGCGCACCCACTTGTCATCGCTGATTTCACCCTCAGCCATTGCTCGGGCTTCGCTGATAGTGCGCTCAACAACACCATCACCAGCAAGACCTTCAGCATAGTATTCAAGACCGCGGCGAGCTGCTGCCCGCATATAAGCCGGTGCGCCCTCATTGATTGCGCGAACCTGCTCAAGCTCAGGCTGGTCGGTTTCGACTTCCTCGAACTTCTCGGCAATCATCTCAGGGCGAGCAATCTTCTCGAGCTTCAAGACATTGAGGATAAGGAACTTATCGGTGGCAGTAAAAATGCCATCCTCTTCCTCATACAGTTTCAGGACAGCCATCTGCCCCTTGGTCATCTCGACCTCAGCAAGAATCTCAGGGTCAAAGACATTCCAAGAAACATAGTCACCAGGCTGGAGGGAATCTACCGCAGCGCGCTCGCCAACAAACTCCTCATCGGTGTTGATGCTCACAGCCACAGCCTGATCAATCGCTGACTGTTTGGTGTCATGGCAACCTAGCACAGCGCCAGCCTCATCCTCAACAGCCCAACCTGAACACTCTGGATTTTCTTTGGTAATGAAATATGGCATTTTATTCCTGCCTCATAACTGATAGACGGCAACCATCGGCTTTCGCGGTGGCATTGATTGGAGAGTTCGGGTTCAGTGTCATCTTGAGTTCTTGCCCAGGTCGCAGAACAAAAGAGTTATCCACAGTGCCTAACCAAATCTCAGAGTAGCCATTGTATTGTTCAGCGAAACCGAGCTGAAAGAAAACAGTGGTTGTCTGATTGCCCTGATTGACAAAGCGCATCGCATACTGAGTTGAAGGCTTAAGGGTGTGAACCTTGTCTGAACCCAGTGCGCCACCGCCATGAATTGAAGCGGTCACAAACTCTGAACTGATAACAGTGCCACCAGTCACCGAGGTTGCTGGCAGTAGCACTGCACTGTGGCTGTCGCTGTGATTGCGGTTTAGGTTATAGGCAGGGATGGCAGAACCATTAGTCACAATGGTTGCGCCCTCTATCAGCGAAGAATAAACAGGCGAGTCGCTAGAGATGATCTGATAGAACTCGAACTGTGCGCCAGTTGCCCCAGTGGTCATCGAGAAGGCAACAGTGCCTCCAGAAGCAATACTAAATTGCTGACCGACAAGGTAGACATGGCCATCTCTTGCTAGGTTATCTGCGCCCTGTGGTTCTAAGTTCTTTAGGACATACTCAGCAAAATCATTAGTCGGCGCAACAACTGTTTGAGTTGCTGTGCCTACCGAATAAACCGCTTGTGTCAAACTCATTAGACCCCATAAACCGATGCAGGGTTTTCAGGGTCAATGGTGTTGACCGCTTGCAACTGGGTTGAAGGAACACCGCTGTGAGCGATAGGTGCAATACCGAAAGCCTTGAGTGCATCCTCTGGGTTGAAGCCAACCTGAATCAGCGCCTTGACCATCTCAATCTTTCCTTGCTGTTCTGGCAAGTTAGAAGCTGAAAGGTTGACATTGGCTAGTGGCACTCGGTAAACATCGCCACCATCAACAGGGGTCATGTCCTCGATTCGGCGCACATCATTGATGCTCATAAAGCCAGACTGCAAGCCGGTTGCATAAGCCGAGATGCGGCTGTTGAAGTCACCGCGCAACAGGCCATCGACATTGAACTTCAAGAAGGCTTGCTCAGGTAGTAGGCGAGAGTAAGACCATTCCAGCTTTTCGATATAAGGGCGCAAGGTGTGCTGAACAAACTGAATAGCCGACTGCTCAACCGAAGAATAACTCTGAGAACCTGGCACATCCAAGAAGTGCAAGGGAATATTGAACAGGCGAGCAACCTCTTCAACAAAGAAGCGGCGCGACTCAATGAACTGACTCTGGTCATTCTGAACCGACATATCCTTGACAGTTGCACCGCCAGAAAGAACCGCAGCGCGACCAGACTTGCGCCAACCACCATGGCGGTTAGACATCGAATCCGACAACTGGCGAGCCTGATCAGGGGTGATATTGCCAGGCACTTCAACAACCATCGAACCAGAAACACCCTGACCAAAGAAGGTCGCAGCAAAGTCTTGTAGAGCAATGCCCAAACCTAGGGCTTCGCGCAAGCGGTCAACTCGGCTCATGCCAACAATCGCGCCAGGCTCAAGCAAGTCAGTTAGGTGCATAACCTCATCGCTAGTCAGCGCCTTCTCTTCGCCCTCATAGTGGAACAGTTTGCGCCCAATAGCCGAGCGAGTCACTTCCATCTTCTGAGGGTCAAGAGCTACAAGGTTGACAACATCACCCTTGCCATTGCGGAAAATGCGGACATAAGCATTGCCCCAGATAAGCATAGAAACCAAAACCTGCTGGTAGTGAGCAGAGCGAGTCTGGTCAACATCAGGCTGGTCAACCCAAGAAGGGCGAGGGCGGTAAGGCTTGCGGTTGCCATCAATGCGCTGGTAAGCATCCACAGGCAAAGTCGAAATGGTGTCCGAGATTAGGCTGACCGCACTAAAGACAGGGATAAGGCTAAATGCTGTTTTGGCATTGACCATGGTGTTTGAGTTGTTACCCAAGACAACATCGCCACCCATGCCCCAAACAGTTTGGAATGAAATGGCGCGATCTTCGCGCTTGAACCTGTCAAAGAAGTTTGCCATCTATACCTGCCTAAAAGAAAAACTGCGGAACAATCTCCTCTTCCATTCTAGCCGAAGCCCTATCATAAGCCATCATCAAAGCAATAGCATTGTCAACCTTAAGCTTAGGCTGCTTGTAATCCTTAGTTATTCGCCCACCGCGAGGGTCAATCTTCAAGATGCAGTTGTCAATATGGCGAGCAAGCGCAGGGTCACCATCATGGATAATCTTGCCAGTCATGATGCCATCCATCAGCTTCGAGGTTGCTGGCACAGTTCGCTCAGGTGAGTTGCGATACATCACAACAGGGATGCCAGACTCTTGCCAGAGCAACAACTCATCAAACCAGTAGGAAGGGTCACAGGCCATCTCGCGCATCCGAGGGAACTGGGTGTGAAACTTCATCAGCCAAGCGGTAACCTCATCTTTGCTAACTCGCCAAGAATCATCATCGATAGCGAAGTTCTTTTCCCAAGAGGCCACTCGCTTCACTCGGTAAGGCTCGCCCTCTTCGGTAGGCAGGGCAACCGCGACCACAGAAGTAGAGTCACCCGACCAAGAACCATCGAAGCCGAGGACATACTCGGTGTCTGGAGTCATCTCCCAATCCTCAGACAGCGCATCCCAAGCACCGGCTGGCAACCAAGCCATTTTGCTATTCACCCATTGGTTCAGTCGCTTAGTGCGAAACTCAGCCTCGGGGGTTCGGCGCACAGCAGAAGCGAAGTCCTCTTCCGAAACCAGATCACCGAAACCAGGGTTACAGGAAGCCCAAGTTTCAGGCAAGCGGTGGTCAGCATCCTCATCAGCCTCCCACCAAGCCATAAAAAAAGTCGGGTCAACAACTTCGCCAGTGGCAACCTGCTTGCCATACTGATAAAGGCTGTATGCAATCGAGTCTTGACCAGTTGAATCAGTGCGAGTTCCAGCGGTGGTCACACAATAGAGTTGCCCAAGTTTGCCTCGGTTACCCATAGCCAGCGAGAATACATCGAACAGCGCCCTGTCCTTGTGGGCATGGAGTTCGTCAATGATGACACAACTCGGGTTATAGCCTTCTTTCGAGTAAGCCTCAGCGGAAACAACCTTCATGACATTGCCAGAACTAGGCACAAACACCGAGTCCTTATAGACATTGCAGAGTTCGCCCAGTTCAGAATCCACAATCATTCGCTTGCACTCTTCAAAGATGATGCGAGCCTGTTCCTTTTCAGCAGCAGCAATGATGATTTCAGCACCATTCACACCCTCAGCGAAGAGCTTGAAGATGGCCACACTGGCACTAGCCCAGGCGGACTTTCCGGATTTGCGGGGCATCCCGACCAAAACAGTCCTGAAGTTCAGGTCACCATTAGCATCCCGCGCATAAACAGCCCGAGTTAGTTCCTTCTGCCAGTCGCGGAAAACAAGGGTCTGACCTCGAGAGCCAGCAATGCCATCCTTACCAATCGAACCAAACAACTCAGCGAAGTCAACAGCCAAGTCACCATCGCCCCTAGCAGTATCCGCAGGGTCA